AACCTAGTAGTAAAGATTGCGGCTGATATCTCTTCACTTTCGAAAGGGCTACAGACCGCACAAAAACAAATACAAAAAGTTGCCGCAGGGTTTACGAAAGCGGGAACGAAGCTGACGGCTAGCATAACCGCACCATTAGTAGCTCTTGGTGCAACGGCGGTAAATGTTTCGCAACAATTTGAACAATCAATGGCAAACGCAGCGTCGGTAGCAGGAGCGACAGGTGATGACTTGCAAAGGATGACCGACCTTGCCCGTGAAATGGGTAGTAAAACGGTATTCTCGGCAAGCCAGGCTGCTGACGCTATGTACTATATGGCATCGGCAGGTTATAAAGTCGACCAGATGGCTGACTCAATACAAGCAACACTTAACCTTGCATCAGCAACCCAGAGCGACCTGGCATTTACAACCGACACAGTAATCTCGGCATTGAACCAGTTCGGCTTGGAGGCAAGTAGTGCAGAAAGGGTAACCAACGTCTATGCGGCAGCGATTGGTGCTTCAATGGCATCAATGGATAAACTCTCCAACTCAATGGGATATGTTGGCCCAGTAGCAAACAGCCTTGGTTGGGAGATTGAAGAAGTCACGGGTGCGTTGTCGGTGTTATATAACGCGGGCTATGACGGATCTACCGCAGGTACATCACTCCGACAGTCACTAGTAGCGTTGATGAACCCGACGTCGTCAGCAATAAAGGTATTCAAAGACCTAGGCATAAACCTGGAAGATTTAGACCCCGTAAGCAACGACCTAGCAAGCATACTTGATACCTTGTCAGACGCAGGGATGACAACTGCTCAAGCAATGGAAGTATTCGGAGCAAGAGCAGGCCCTGGTATGCTAGCACTTATGAGTGCAGGTGGTGATGCCGTAAGGGATATGACCGAAGCTATCACGGGAACTAATAAAGCAAACGAGATGGCAGAGATTCAGCTCGATACCTTACAAGGTCAATGGAAGATTTTGAAGTCAGAACTTGAAGAAATAGCGATTATGTTCGGTGATGTACTAATCCCTATAATTCGACAACTTATTACAAAATACATCAGTCCGTTGACGGCGAAAATTATGGGCTTGTCAATGGGAACGAGAAAAAATGTAGTAGTCATAGCATTGCTTGCTGCGGCAATAGGGCCATTACTTATAGTGCTAGGCAAGGTAATATCTAGCATAGGCACGATAGCAAAAGTAGCCTCGGTGTTGTTCTCAAAAGTTGGCTTAATCATCATGGCGATAGCAGCCGTGGTTGGGATACTGGTGTACTTCTGGAAAACCAACGAAGACTTTAGAAATGCCGTGACAAAGATATGGGAAAAGATAAAGTCTTTTATTCTAAAAGCGGTAGAAGCGATAAAGGAATGGTGGGATAAGAACGGCGAAAAGATACTCTCAAGTATAAAGTCAGCACTCAAAAAAGTGTGGGCAGTTGTCAAGAAAATCTTTACACGTGTATGGGATATAGCGAAAAAGGTATGGCCCATAGTAAAGGATATCGTCATTGATACGGTACAAGGCATAAAGAACTTTTGGGATAAGAACGGCGCCGCAATTTGGAACACCGTGAAGACAATCTTCACAAATATTTGGAACTGCATAAAGAGTGCGTTCAATATCATAATGGACGCCGTGAACAAGTTTTTGACCTACTTACGACCTATATGGGAGAACATCAAGCAACTGTTTGCATCGCTTTGGGATACGATTGTAAACCTATATGAAACCCTAAAGCCAGTATTCGACCTTATTGGTGGACTGGTAATGACGTTATGGGGAGTAGTAACAAGCGTAATTTCAGGTATTATCCAAGCGCTTGGGCCATTTTTGCAAGCGGTAATTGACGTGGTGCAGGCGATAATGGACATCATTAAAGCGGTATGCGCCTTGCTCCGTGGCGATTGGTCGGAAGCGTGGGAATACATGAAGAGCTTCGCAATCAATATTTGGGATGCGATAAAAAATGTCTTTATAGGTATTTGGGAGTTCATCAAAGGCTTTGGCGAGTCAATCGGTGCATTTTTTGCAGACGTAGGCGACACAATCGTAGGCATTTTCAAATCCTGTTGGGAAGGAATCAGCGGATTTTTCGTTAACATTTGGAACGGAATTTGTAGCGTTTGCGAGTGGATATGGGATGGAATTACTAGCCTATTTTCAAGCATTGGCGACTTCTTCTCGAACCTATTCAAAGAAGCGTTCAACTGGGGTAAAAACCTAATCGAAACCATTTGGGAAGGTATTAAAAGTGCCTGGGATTGGGTTGTAGACGGTATTAAATCCATAGGTCAAGCGATTGCTGACTTCCTAGGGTTTGGTTCGCCGACAAAGAAAGGCCCGTGCCACACGGCAGACGAATGGATACCGAACCTAATGGACATGATGGCAGACGGCATGTATGCGGATATCCCAGATATCCAAAGAGCAGCAACTAGCGTAGCACAAACAATTGCAATGTCGGGTTCACCGAACAGAGCAATGGTAGGCACAGGAACAAGTCCTAATGGTGAACTGCTGAACGGACTTTTACAAGCGATGACAACTATGGGTGGAATGAGTAATAGCGAAAGCGGAGAAGTTATCCTAGAGATTGACGGACAGCGCTTTGCAAGACTTATAATGCCAAAGTTGAATAAAGAATATAGACGAAACGGCATCGTTTTACAGGAGGGATAATGGCAGAGTTTTTTAGAATAAACAGTAAGCAGATAAAAGCGCCTACGGAAATAACTTGCTCTGCCGAGTCTCTCGACAAGGAAGAACGAACCGTAGACGGAACAATGGTGGTAGACCTGGTTGGGAGCAAGAGAAAAGTGGAAGTATCGTGGGAGTATTTAAGCAAAGACGATATGAAACTTTTAGCAAGCGAAACTAGGAGCGGAACATTCGTGACTGTCACATATAACGACAGTGCAACGGGAGAACTAGTGTCTATGACGGCAAGGGCAAAAGATTTGCAGTACCAACCTTTTTACGACTGGGCAAAGTCAAGGCTTATGTGGAAAGGCGTGTCCGTGAGTTTTGTAGAGAGGTGATAGTATGGAATATACAGATAACCCTCGCAAGATTTACGGAAGAGTAGAAATCATTTACTCCGACGCTGAAATAAGCAAAGACATCGTGGCAACGGTTAGCGCAAACTCAACCATAAGCCACCCAGATGAAGTACACGAATCACATTTAACGCCAACAGTCAAGGCTTGCACTATGGACGGTAACAGCACAATGGACGGGTCGTTTCAAATGATAGACGACACTTGCTTTTGTGGTTGGTGGAGTGGTGCTCTAGCGGATGCAAACGGAAACTTTGCAAACCCACCGTGGCTAGAATTGACGTTCGTGCAAAGACCTATAATCTCGTGGCTTATACTGGGCGACCAGAAGTTAGGACAATACCCCGTAAACTTTAAGTTGGAGTATAAGAGAAACGGAGCAGTCGTGCATACGGAAAACATCACGAACAACACCCAAATGCAAGTGAGGGTGACGCCTTATATCGAAGATATAACAAGTATACGAATAACGATAACTAGGTGGAGCAAGGGTAACGCTTGCGTCAAGCTCTTGAAGTTTTATGATAGGCTTGCCGAATTGTACGAGGGTGATGCAATCCAGATGTTTGAAGTCAACGAAGAAATGAGTTCGGCAGAGGGGAATTATAACATCAACTCCGATACGATGACGGTAACGATTTATAACGCTGACCGAAAGTTTGACCGAGGCTATTTGCGTTCGCTGATGATACTAGATCGTAAGCTCAAGCCAAGTCTTGGGATAGAAAAAAACGGGGTGGTGGAATACACCGAACTAGGAACTTTTTATTCGGACGAATGGCAAGTAAGCCAGGACAGTCAATGGGTAAAGTGCCTAGCGGTAGACAGGTTATTGCGATTACAGAACAAAACCTACGTAGGCTTTCCTTTGACATCTAACGCATCATTGTACGAAATAGCAGAAGACGTACTTGTGAAAATCGGCTACACATCGGCTATGTACAAAATAAGCGAAGACCTAAAAGACGTAATCGTGCCAATGGCGTATTTACCTAAACAGTCAACGTGGGATGCACTACAAGAAATTGCAAACGCAGGACTTTGTAAAATCTACATTGATAGACTTGACCGAATCAACATAAGGTCGGAGCAAGAACCAACGCAAACGACAGG